TTATATTGTCTGCCATATTAAATCCTTTTTTAAGGCAAGGTGGGGAAAACGGAAAGGGAAAAAAAACCCCACCCTGCTTGATACATTCTAATTAATTAGAAGGTATATTCGTTATTAGCACCTTCACTTGGTTTTGCAAAGGCATTTTTATTTGCTCCTGCTCCACTCGGTGTTAAAATTACTGTCAATTCACCTTCCTTGACATTACCATCTTGATCTTTAGATGGGAACGCAGCTTGGTTATACCACTTACCATTAATGTTAACTCCAATGGTCCAGTTCTTATCTGGATGCTTCATATTTTTTGGACCAACATAGACAGGAAGTTTATCTGCTGGAGATTTCCAATCTTTATTCTTGGTTAAGTTAATGTATATTTTTTCTGATTGTTCAGACATATTTACTCCTTGGTTATATCAACTCTCGTTGATTATTTGTTAGGTTGACTTCATGCTCACGACTTATATCTCTTATCTGTTCGTAGGCTTTGAAGTTATTAGTTTTAAGATGATTAACAACTGATCTAACTTGACTCTTAACTGATTGAAATTGTTTATCAGTTTTAGTTTGTTTGATCCTGTTAATGATCTCTTCTACATCTACCTCATCATCAAGGTAGGTAGGTTCTGCAGATTTCTCCGCAGAATTTTGTTTTTGTGGGAACTGAACCACCGAACTTTTTTGTGCAAATTCTTTTTTTAGTTCTTGAACATACTTATTGTTATCGAACTTACCTAGAAAGACATCTGCATTTAAACCTAGATGACTAAATGCTTTTGTTAGCGCATCGGTCATCGCTTTCTTTGGTGCTTCATCATCTAACCCACCATTCTTTTTACCTAGTGGTGCTAAAGAACACACTGGACCATAGCCATACCATTTATTATCCATAAAATATTGGATAGATACTTCAGCAAAAACTATTTTGTCTGTGTGATTATACTTTACTTGATACGACCAACCTTTACCCACTGGACCAAAGGCTTCGGTCATATTTTTTATTTGTTGCATTGCATCAATGGTTGTTATTTGTTTACCATAGCTGCTTGGTACTTTTTTTGTATGATCTGGATTTGTTTTACTTAACATATCCCATACATTCATGTTGTCATTTGTCATAGTTTGATACCCCATAGTTTATTTATTAGTTGTACTTGTTCATCTGCTAAATCTTTATAGTAAAAGAAATGATTAAGATCTGGTGGCTCTATCATGTTGGCTAACCTATTGATATTACCTTCAGCAAACATAATCATTTTTTCCCATGTTAGAATTTTATCTATCATAAGATAATAAAGATGCTTTAGATGATCTTCCTTCATCAACTCATGGCTTTGATCAAAGATAATATAATCTTTGTCATTAACATATACCAAGTGTGGTATTTTTTTTGTTGCCATGTAGTAGAACGAAGTCTGTGTAAGATTTTCAATCGTAGGTTCAGTTGGTAGATCTTGAGTGATCATGTTCCATTCTTCTTTACCTTTTACTTTTCTTAAATTAGGTGGTTTAGTTTTTAGTTCTATAAATTTTGTTTTAGTTTCATAATCAATACGACCCAGAATATGTTTGATCATATCAAATTCTTTTAGCTCAACATATCTTTCGCAAACTAATTTTTCATTGCGCACTATTTCTTTAACAACTTTCTTTGTGATAGGTATACAATCCATAGCAAATCTAATCATCGCTTCTCTGCCATACTTATCTTTTGCATCGACAGGTGGGTTCTGATTTATAATTTCTAATTCATTATCGAAACAAACTTTTATATCTCGATCCCATTCTGTTTCTTTAATTGTTTTAGTTTTGTAAATTACATTTGCAATATTTCTTTGGACCACATTGTTAACTAGGTTGCCAAAGTTTGCTTTGTATCTAAATGGAAACTTCCTTCTAACTTGTTGAGGGAAAGTATAACCTAATAAATTTTTTGCAAAGGGTGTTGATGTTGATGAGTAAGACCAATGATCTAATCCTTCACCGCCATTAAATATTGAGAATGCTTTTTCTATTTTGTTTTTTTCCATGTTTTTTTATTGGTAATAGTGATGTTTTTGGCTATTGTCAATGCTTATTTTATGTATATAACGGAAGGAAAATGAAAGAAAAACCAAAATATAAATTACCTTACAAGAAAATCCGTATAGTTTGGGTGGATATTTGCACCTCTAGTCAGTGGTACGATGATCTATCTGATGTAGATAATTTTAGTTATAGTTGGTGTGAAGATGTTGGCTATCTCTATTCAAGAGATAGTAAGGTTGTTAAAATTTTTGCGTCATTTTCTTTTGATGAGAATGGAAAGTTATCTATTGGAAACATCACAGCTTATCCAAGATCAGTAGTTAAAAAAATATTTTACGAGAAATGATATGACTTATACAGGTATCTTCGATGAGGTTGAGTGTAATGATAAGTTAAAAGATTGTAAGAATGAAATTCAAAGGCATAAAAGATTTATTGAAAAACAAGCTAGTATTATTAAGTCTTTAGAATTAGAAATTGAACAGAAAGATAACGAAATATTATTGTTAAAAAATAAATAGTTATGGCTAGAAATGTATATGCTTTTAGTAATGGGTTATATTCTGATTGGCACAGAAAGTATAATGGTATAAGCTATATTGATGTTGATTCTGTTGAATGTTGCGCCTATTGTTATGAGCCTCTTGCTATAATTGAGACTTGTTATGACAAGGGTCAGCAATTTAAGAGTACAACCCTCTCAAAGATCATCGCTAGTCGCTTAAATATACCCTGCTTTTTAGTATTCTATAAGGAATTGACACCGAGTAGCCTAACCTTCCGTATCAAGCGTATACGGAGCTCTAGGACAGAGTTTCAGCTGATGAGTGAGGATCAATGGGTCATAGTTCTGCGCTCCTTGCACGACCACCACAAATTAAAATGTAAATCTAGTAAACGAAAGGATAAATAATGAATGTAAGTAGAGGATTTTTACACATAACCTATAAGATGTACCACCATTTAGACTTAATAGATGGGGAAAGGAAGTCTCATTGTTTAAATGTATTCTTATCTGTAATGAAATATGCTTGGAAGAAGAATGGATACAAGGCACAATTAAGGCATGAGACAATCCATAAAGACACTGGACTTTGCAGGACCACTATCAAATCCTGTTTGGAAACTTTAAATAAATTAAATATTGTTAAGTCTGTGAGGGGTAGATCTGGTAAAACTTATCTTGTTAATGAGACATTTTTGAGAGCTGAAAAGATTTATGATAGCCATAATACGACTATCTCAAACTCCCAGATAGCCGTTAAACCTACACAAGATAGCCGTTTTACGGCTACATTAGAAGAAACAATATACATTAATAATATAGGTAAAATAATTAGAAGTTTTGCAGGGGATACCGAGAAGATATTAGATGAATTATCAAAGCTACCTACTGAAGAGCTTAAAGCAGAAACTATTAATGTTTATTATTGTAAACAAGCACTACAAAGAAAACAGGATAAGGAACAGGAAAGTAAAGCAACCTATGTGAATAGTGATAAAATTCTATCGGCATTGTCCAGAATAAAAAAGCAATCTAATCCAAGGTATAGAGAAAAGGTAGAATATAATAAAAGGAATGGGATTAAGCCATGGGAAAACAAGTAAATAAAACCATGTTAATATACAGGTTAAAAGATCTTATCTTAAAATGTAGAATGAAAGGTAAGTTTCTTTTAGCCATGAAATTAAAAGATAAATTGTTGAGGTTATAATGGCAGGTCGACCCATGCGGAAAGTATTTTGTCAAGGCTTTACTCGAGCTGGATTGAGGGTAGGTAAAAAGATCCCTTGTAAAATGAAGGGTTATCTACTTGCAAATAATACATACAAGTGTAAGTATCATGGCTACCAAAATGTTAAGGGATTTAAAAAGGAAAACTACACACATGAAACTAGGATTAAACAACTATCAAAGTTAATACAATTTAAAAATTATGACAGCGAACAACTCAAAGAATATTACTACGAAAAAATCAAACCAAGAATTGATAACAACCAACCAAGCAGATATAATATGCGATGCACTAGCAAATGGAAAAACCCTTACCGAAATTCTGGAAGATCAAAAAGCCTATCCATTCAGCTTGATGAAGTTTTATGCGTACTTAAAAAAAAATCCAGAGTTAGAGATAAGAATAACAGAGGCTAGAAAGTACGGAGTTCAAACTTTAATTGATAAGTTGCTGCAAGTCTTTAAGTATCAGGAAGTAGAAAATCCTAATGCCATTCTTTGGATCAGGGAAAAAACAAAGTTCATTACATTTCTTGCTAATAAATTAACTGATCTTTATTCTGATAACAAACCTATCAAACAAAATATAGATTCTAAAATGACTATTAGTTGGGAAGATAATACGGATAATATGATTGATGTATCAGGGGATATAACTGATATACCCCCTGATAATAAAGATTAATATTCCATTGTGCTTTTAAAAGTTACTTCAACTTGATTGTATGGATCTCTGTCATGACAATTTTTTAATTGCAAATACAATTCCCCCACATCATAACAGCTATCTTCAAATAAAGTTTTTCTTGTAACCTTTGGCTTGGCATACTTTATTCTTTTCTTTTTTTTATGATCATAATAATCATCATCAGTTCTTACTGATTGTATCTTTACATTTTTAAAGTATATCATGTTTCCCTTTCTCTTTGTTATTGTTATACTTTTTTTGCCATGTATTGAAACACAGGATCTTTATTAATAGATCCATGCGTCAATCTTTTTTGAAACAATACAACAATATTATTCTCTGCTGATCTCATGAATAGATTAGCAATGTCTCTTGTTGTGTTGTTGTAAAACCTATCTCTAGCTAAATAGCCTTGATGATAAGTTAATGATTCATTAGGCTTCGAAGTTTGTAGCCATGCTTGATACTTGCTTAACATTTTTTACCTCTTTTACTTTCTTGTTATTGTTGTTGTCATTTATATTTTTTTGAGTCTCATTTATTAATCTTAATACATTACCTGATAATAAATCATCCTCTTTAAAATATTCCTTAAAGTTTATTTGCATATTGTTTCACCAGCTTAAACCATTTTTCTTTATAAAGTTTTTTAAACTCTTCATTAGTTGCTTTATTGTATGCGTTTGCGATCTTATCCATTTTAGATCTAGCATTTATAAACAACTCATGTCTCTTTTGGTTCTCACTTTTTTTGTGTTCATATGTTTTAGCTTTGTTTATTTCTTGGACCATTCTTATTTCATCTTTAGTTTGATCTGTCATTTACTTCTCGCTTTCTTTTTTTATTTCTCCACTTTGATTAAATCTAATTGGTGTTTCATTTTCATTTTCACACCAATTATAGACATCTTTATCAGTTTCATTAATAAAATATTTATCTTGATAATTTTTATCCTCTCCAAAATATTGAGGATATTTATCATCAAGATTATATTTAGCTAATAATCTATATTTTTTTTCTAATTCATTAAACTTCATTTATTCCTCGCTTTCTTTATTAATTCGTGGACCATAAAAACTAATCCGTACAATAATAAAACTTTAATTTCTATTGGCATTGTGTCGCACCTCTTTTAGTTTTCTTTTAAACTCTCTCAAGCTATCCGCATTGGACCTATGAAGGTGATCGTATATAGTATAGAACCACGGATTAAGATCCGAAGCATCGAAACCTAATCGGTCACTTGCTTTCTGTATGATGTTTAAATATACATCTTTCCATTTTTTATATATCATTAATCAACCTCTTTAACTTTCTGTTTTTTTGTTTTAGTTTCATACACTGATCAATCCAAAAATTATTATCCTTTATTGTGGACCTGATGAAGTGTGCTAAATCCATTTCGCCATAAGCAATCGGACCATTTAAAGACTCTGAAAATCTTTGTTTTTTTAAAACTTTCAATATGTCTTTTGGTGTTTTCCTTTGTGTTTCAATCTCAAGTTTTTTAAAATACTTATCGATTGAATATCTATTTATTTTTTTCATGTTTCCTTTCTCTGTTAGTTGTTATTAATCAATTACAAATCCTGATTGATCTGTTTTAGCTTCACCTTTAGCGGTTAAACCTACGATGACATTTTTAGGGTCTGTAAATCTCATATCATGCTCATCACCATTGATAACTTTATATCCTTTATAAGTTTCAGGCAGCTGCTTTCTAAATACCATTGCAACATTGCCGCCACATTTTAAAACCTCATCACCTTGAGTGTGATTAGCTTCGTTTAAGCTAAATGTAAGATGATAATTTTTAGGTAGTTCACCCCTTAAATATTTCATCATCCGTTTAAAATGCTTTGTATAATCGTAAAATTGTACATTAGGAAACAACTCAAATATTTTGTGACTTTCCCACATAATATCACTAGTTGTATTTAATCTAATAACAGCTTTTAATTCGTGCTTTTTACAATTGATTTCATGATTTCTTATTTCTTTAGTTATCATATGTAAAAATTTAGCTCGTTCTTTAAAATACATAAGAGTTCTAGTAGTTCTGCCTAATGTTTTTTGAGGCATGAAAACTTTATTTCCTGCTGTATGTAAACAAGCTGCAGCGCACCCCTTCGATTTAGAAGCGCACACCTCATAACCTGATATGTTAGAAGGTATTAAATTTAAATGCATTTCCCAGTATTTCTTTAATGCTTCTATTTTTGTATGTTTATTTAATTTAGGGTTGTTTCCCTTAAACATTAATTTATTAGGAATTTTATAATCCCTATTTCTTAATTGATCTATATTCATAATCCCTTTCTGTTTTTAATTAACTTACTTATTGATTGATTGCTTTCTATTGGTCAAATTGTCGCAGTTAAATAATCTATTGTATATTTAAAACCGCCACAGAAAAAGTACAGCATAAGCGCACCAAATAAAACATAGTCTAATATATTTAATATTTTTTTAATCATGATTAATAATCTAAAAAGTTAGTAAATGAATTTAATATTACTAATAAAAAAGATCCTACTGTACTGATCCAACTTAAAGTAATTAAAAGATGATCATTAATAATTAAACCAATTATAAAACTTGTAATTGAAATAATTAACAAAGATATAAAAATTATTATTTGTGTCATTGTTTCCCTTCTGTTGTTTAAATGAAAGCTATCAAATTAATTATAAATAAATAGATGACATAATGACGCAGGTTATAGTTTATAATGGTTCTAAATAGATTGAGGGATATTGTATAAAGATCTATTTCATATATTAACAAGCGCATTTTTATTTTATGCGATATAACAAACGGAATACTTCCGATAATTAATAGTTATTGGAATAACTAGTGTTAATCTTTTATTATCACTACTAAAAATGTCTGTATTTTATAGAACTTGACCCCCCCATATACCCTAGATTATGCGGTAGGTTTATTATATATATATACATGGATAATTTCCACACCCATACACAGACACCCCCACAAACAACCCTGCACCATTTTATTCAATGTTTTGCCATATTTTATTTTTTACTTTAAAACAATTCTAAATTAGCTAGATATGGTATATGGATTACCTACACGCAGAAGATCTAGATTGTATTGCTTATGTTGATGAAAAGACTAATGCAGTAACTATTAAGTTTATTGGTATACCCAACAACCACTCTGCTCAACTATTTGTTAACTATGTTATGGTAACACTAGGTATAGATTACCTGCCGCTAGAACATAATGGTAAATCAAAGATGATACACTAATGAATATCAAAATACCTTACACACCAAGAAAACATCAGAACTATTTACACCAGCAAATCTCAAGATACAGATGGAGTGTGCTGGTCTGCCACCGAAGGTTTGGCAAGACAGTATGTATGATCAACCATTTAATTAAGTCAGCATTGCTGACCAAAGAGAAAAATCCTAGGTTTGCCTACATTGCACCAACCTTTAAACAGGCTAAAGCAATAGCATGGGATTATATAAAACAGTTTACCGCAAAAATCCCAGCAACAAAGTTTAATGAAACAGAGTTAAGAGTAGATCTGCCAAATGGTAGTAGAATAACATTACTAGGTTCAGAGAACTGCGATGGCTTGAGAGGTATATACCTAGACGGATGTGTCATAGATGAGTACGCAAATGTAAATGAAAAGTTATTTCCAGAAATAATTAGACCAGCTCTATCAGATCGTAAAGGTTATTGTGTGTTCATTGGTACACCAGCAGGAATGAACAATAACTTCTATGATCTATACCAACACGCAAATGGCGCAGAAGATTGGTTTAACTACAAAGCAAAAGCAAGTCAAACAAAGATAGTTGATGAAGAAGAACTTGTTAAAGCAAAAGAAGTTATGGGTGAAAAGAAATACCTACAAGAGTTTGAGTGTGATTGGATTGCAAACATTGAAGGTGCAATATATGGCGATGAGATTGCAAAGATAGATGATAAGAACCAGATAGCTAGAGTTCCTTATGATCCTTCCTTGCCTGTCTCCACTGCATGGGATCTCGGAGTAGCAGACCACAGTAGTATTATATTTTTTCAACAAAAAGGAACAGCAATACAGATTATAGATTACCATGAAGAAAGAGGTCATGGATTACCACACTACATCCAGATGCTAGAAGAAAAACCCTACATCTACAAGGATCACTTTGCTCCACACGATATTGATGTACAAGAGTTCGGCAATGGAAAGACCAGAAGAGAGATAGCATATCAGTTAGGAGTTAGGTTTAAGGTAGTACCGAAGCTACCAATAGAAGAAGGTATTCATGCAGTAACAATGTTATTGCCTAGATGTTGGATTGATACTGACCATTGCAAAAGTCTTGTAGATGCGTTAAGACATTACCATAGGAAGTACATTGACAAAAATAGAATGTTCAGATCGAAACCTGTACATGATTGGAGTTCTCATGCTTGTGATGCAATGAGGTATCTAGCTGTTGGACTACAAGAATTAAATACTAGACAAACTGCGCCACAAAGTGTAGCAGATAATAATTATAGGATTATTTAATTATGGGATCAATATTTAAACCAAAAATGCCGCCTTTGCCACCTGTTGCTCCGCCACCAGAGCCGCCAAGCACAGAATTATCTGCGGAAGAAAAAGCAAGAATAAAAGCTGAACAAGATGCGATTGAAAGAAAAAGAAAAGGTAGAAAGTCTACAATCCTTACTGGACCATTAGGTGTGCAGGAAGATGAAGAATCTAAACTTAAAACTTTATTAGGAGAATAATATGTTAGATAAAATTAAAAAAGTATTTACAAAAAAGAAACCTGCTGCAAAAAAAGTTGTTAGCAACATGGATGATTTAGATAATGGTGTGGGTATCAATCAAGAAGTTAAGTCAGAAGTTAAATCCGAATTAAAATCTGAAACTAAATCTTCTTTAACATTTGGAAAATAATTATGGGTTCTAATGGAGCTAGTGGCGGTGGATCAGATGCTGGTTGGGAAAACACACAAAAGACTAAAGATAAAAAAGCAAATGATTCTTTAATGGGTACTTCAGATTATCAAGGTGATTTAGATTCAAAAGGTAAAAGCAAAGGTAATAATAATAATAACAATAATGGTGGTGGCGATGGTATGAATACTTCTGGTGTAGTTGTTCAAGCTCCAACAGTAGTTGCACCTACTACTGCAGAAATTTCTCAAAGCGAAGCAACAAAAGCAGAAGATCCAATCGAAGTAAGAAAAAGAAAAACTTTAGCTAAAGGAAGATCGTCAACAATCATAACAAGGTCTACTGGTGTAACTGGTGACTTGACTTTAGGTAAACCAAGTTTATTAGGTAGATAATATGGCACAAACAGATAAAGCTAAAAATTTATTAAAAAGATTTGACAGATTAAAATCTCAAAGACAAAATTGGGAAAGTCATTGGCAAGAAGTTGCAGATTATATGCAACCAAGAAAAGCTGATGTAACTAAAACAAGATCTAAAGGTGACAAAAGAACAGAACTTATTTTTGATGGTTCACCATTACAATCAGTAGAATTATTAGCAGCATCATTACATGGTATGTTAACAAACCCATCTACACCTTGGTTCTCTTTAAGATTCAAACAAGATGATATGGAGAATGAAGATGAGGCGAAAGAATGGTTAGAGTCTGCAACAGAAACAATGTATGCAGCATTTAATAAATCAAACTTCCAACAAGAAATTTTTGAACTGTATCACGATCTAATTACTTTTGGTACGGCAGCAATGTTTATCGAAGAAGATGATGAAGATGTTTTAAAATTTTCTACAAGACACATTAACGAAATCTTTATTGCTGAAAATGATAAAGGCAGAATCGATACAGTATTTAGAAAGTTTCATATATCTGCAAGAGCAGCAATACAAAAGTTTGGTGACATATCAATTAACATTTCAACTAAAGCAAAAAAAGATCCATACGAAGAAGTAGAAATACTACACGCAGTTTATCCAAGATCAGATTTTAATCCAAAGAAACAAGATAAAATTAATATGCCATTTGAATCTATTTATTTAGATGCAGAGTCTGGTGATGAATTATCTATATCTGGATTTAAAGAGTTTCCATTTGTAGTACCAAGATACTTAAAAGCATCACATGAAATTTATGGTAGGTCTCCAGCAATGACAGCATTGCCTGATGTTAAGATGTTAAATGAAATGTCAAAGACTACAATCAAGTCTGCACAGAAACAAGTTGATCCACCTTTACTTGTTCCAGATGATGGATTTATGTTACCTGTAAGAACAATTCCAGGGGGTTTAAATTTTTACAGAGCAGGAACTAGAGATAGAATTGAACCATTAAACATTGGAGCAAACACTCCACTAGGTTTAAACATGGAAGAGCAAAGAAGAAACTCAATTAGAAATGCTTTCTATGTAAATCAATTAATGATGCAGAATGGTCCACAGATGACAGCAACAGAAGTAATACAAAGAAACGAAGAGAAGATGAGATTACTTGGTCCAGTATTAGGTAGACTACAATCTGAATTATTAAAACCATTAATTGATAGAACTTTCTCAATCATATTAAGAAAGAATTTATTCAGACAAGCTCCAGAATTTTTATCAGGTAAAGATGTAGAAATTGAATATGTATCTCCATTAGCTAAAGCACAAAAGTCTAGTGAGCTACAATCAATCATGAGAGCTATTGAGATTATGGGTAGTCTATCAAATGTTGCTCCAGTATTTGATCATATCAATATGGATAAATTAGTTAGACACTTGGCAGACATTGTAGGTGTTCCACAAAAAATATTAAAACCACAATCACAATTAAATGCTGAAAGACAACAAGCACAACAACAACAAGAACAAATGCAACAAATGCAACAGCTACAACAAGTAGCTCAAGCAGGGAGAGATATAGCACCACTAGCAAAGGCTTTACCAGAAGAAGCTAAAGCTGTAGCGAATGCTGAAGTGGAATAATATGGAAACAAATAAACAGCTGGAAAGCATAATAAAAAAATTAAGAGACAACTATCAATATATTTTTAATACAGAAGAAGGCAAACAAGTCTTATCTGATTTAGAAAAAAGATGTCATTATCATTCTACCACTAATGTAAAAGGTGATAGTCATGAAAGTGCATATATGGAAGGTCAACGCAGTGTACTTCTATTTATAAAACAAATGCTGCAAAAGGAGAATAAAAATGTCAAATGAACAGATAACACAAACTGATGTGCCTGTAGCAGAGACAACACAAACTACTACAGACACTCCTAAACAAACAGAACAAGCGGTTAGTTCTACAACAACAGAGCAACCAACTGTTGCTAAATCTTGGAAAGAAACAATCTCTGAAGAGTTTAGAAACGATCCTAACATTTCTAAATTTACAGAAATAGATGCATTAGCAAAAAGCTACATCAACGCAACTAGAATGATTGGTCAAGACAAAGTTGCAGTGCCTAATGAAAACTCAACTGATGATCAGTGGAATGAAGTTTATGGAAAGCTAGGTAGACCAGAGTCACCAGATAAATATAAACTAGAAGCCAAATCAGATGTTGTTCCTTTTGATGAAACTGCAATTAAATCTTTTGCAGAACAATCACATAAACTTGGTTTAAATAATAAACA